CTAAAAGAAAATACCCAAAATGCGTACCAGCTGCTAAAGCTGCAAGCATGACCAAGTCAGAAAAGAAATCAGCAGTAAGTCGTAAACGAGCTAAAAAACAAGGCGTTGGTGGTAAGCCAACAAATGTAAAAACTTTTGCCGCAAAAGGTGGTAAGATAATAAAAAGTTCAAACATGGGATTGTTTGGAAGGAGTTAAAAATGAAAGGAACGAAATATAAAGCAGGCGGCGGTGCTATGAAAGGTACTAAATATATGTCTATGGGCGGAGCTGCAAAAGGCACTAAATATATGTCTATGGGCGGAGCTGCAAAGGCCGAAGTAAAGGCTAATCCTGGTATGGATAAAATGCCCGCATCTATTTTGGCTAAATTGCAAGCGGGATTATCACCAGTAAGTGGTGGCAAAACAAAGTCTTTAGCTAAGGCCATGAAAAAGAAACCAGCAAAAAAATTTCCACCTAAAGCTAGATAAAATTTTTTATTAAATAAGGTGGCGTATTTAATATCAAATATCCCGCAGTTTAAATGCTGGGTACGAAAAGAATTTACAACCAACCATCAACATGGTCATGGTGAATATTTACATGCTTTGGCATTTGCAGTGAACACGATTCCAGACAGATCTTTGTCCTTCCAGGTAGTTTTTACTGGATGTGAAACCGATTTTGAGGGTTATCCAGATGATAATGTACACGGAGGAGCAATGTGGGCCAGGATGCCAATACAAGCTCTTATAGCAGACGTTCCTTTGCAAGAGTGGCCAAAGCCTATGGAAGATCATTTAGCTCAACCATGGGATTGTCTAAGCCATCATCATAGCGTGGTTTCTTTAGACAGAGTCAGCTCAAGTCCCTGGTATTGTAAAATAGACGGTGAATTTTATATGGGAAAATATATGTTTACGGTTGATTATACCGATCACTCAATAGCAGATGATCCTGCTCAACATAAACAGTCACATGTGTTATATTTGACGGATGCTGGTGAATATACTGGCAATTTTGTGGCTCTACCGAATAACAGAGTAAGAGCAACTAATCCAGCTTTATGGAGAACGGGTGAAGGCGCACCAGATTTTGCACCATCACAATGGATCCATTCTGCTGAGCAGCACGAGAGCTATACAGATCCAGTCAAGACATTTGACAATTTGTATGCCTCAGACGAAGATAGAGAGTAATTATGGCATTATCTGGAAGCAAAGACTTTGAATTAGATGTAGCGGATTACGTTGAAGAAGCGTTTGAGCGTTGTGGCCTAGAACTTCGTACTGGTTATGATCTTAAAAGCGCAAACAGAAGTCTGAACTTAATGCTTGCAGAGTGGGCCAACAGAGGTCTAAACCAATGGACTGTTAAAGAAAAAACAGTTGCAATGGTTCAAGGAACTAGCACATACAATATAGACAGCACTAATGCTACAGCTCCAATTGATGTTCTGGACGTTTACATAAGAGAAACTCAAGGATCTGAAACAACAGATCTTCCCATGACCAGATTAAGTAGAGCTGAGTATTCTCACATAACAACAAAATCAAGCACAGGTAAGCCAAATCAATTTTTAATAGATAAACAAACCACACCAACATTAACAGTGTGGCCCGTGCCAGATAAAACTAGCAGCTATACGGTTTACATGAATGTTCTTACAAGAATGGATGATGCCGACGCTGGTGCAAATACTATGGACATGCCATTTAGGTTTTATCCATGTTTAGCAGCTGGCCTAGCCTATTACATTTCATTAAAAAGAGCTCCAGATAGAACCAGCATGTTAAAAAGTTTATATGAAGAAGAGTTCCAAAGAGCTTTATCTACAGACGAAGACAGAGCATCATTTAGAGTATCGCCTAGTCTGAGGAGTTATAACAACGCATAATGGCTTTTGCATCTGGTAAATTTTCTTATGGCATTTGTGATATATCTGGTTTTAGATATAAGCTCCAGGATATGCGTAAAACTTGGGATGGGTTATTAGTCGGCCCAGATCAGTGGGATCCTAAGCATCCACAGTTAGAACCAAAGCCAGCTCCAGATGATCCACAAGCTGTAAAAAATGCTAGACCAGATAAAGCTGACGATAATTCAAAATTTTTAGTTTATACTAATGTTGGAGACGGTAAGCTGGGAACAGTTCTTACAACTTTTTCAGTGACAACAAACGTAGGCGAGGTAACGGTGACAACATGAGTTTTACATACAGCACACTAAAGACTGCAATACAAGATTATTTGGAAGTATCCGAAACTACATTTACAAATGAATTACCAACTTTTATCCAAGAAGCTGAGGATCGTATATTTTCTTTTGTTCAATTACCAAAACAAAGAAAAAACGTCCAGGGTACTTTAACCACTGGTAACAGATTCTTGGCTACACCAACAGATTTCTACGCTCCTATGAGTTTGGCTGTAATAAGCTCAAGCACATACGATTACTTAGACTTTAAACATCCATCATTTACTAAAGAATATTCACCTGGCACTACAAGGGCCAAACCGAAATATTACTCATTATTTGACGATGCGGCATTTGAAGTTTCACCTATACCCGATTCGGACTATACGATTGAACTTCATTATTTACATAAACCAGTCTCATTGACTGCTGGTAGCGACTCTGGCACGACATTCTTATCCACAGACTATTCTGACGCTTTGTTGTATGGTTCTTTGGTTGAGGGTGCAATTTTTCTTAAAGAGCCATCTGACGTTATTATGCAGTTAGAGGGACGCTTTAAGGAGGCGGTGGCCAGAATGAAAAATACATCCGAAGGTCGTGGAACACGCGACGAATACAGATACGATTCAGTCCGCTCTAGCGTAAGCTAATGAGCAGAATAGAATCTTTAGAGGGCAAGAAAATTGCTCTAATTGGACTTGGCATATCACAAGTTGATTTTGCCATAGGCAGAGAAAATGGCCGTACCTGGGACGAGGTATGGTGTATTAATTCAGCAGCAGCTGTTTACCCATCAGATAGAATTTTTATGTTAGATCCTGCAAGTAGGTTTTTTGATAGTAATGATGCTGGTTCACAAACACCTGTTATGTGTGAAGTTTTAACAAATTGTGATGCTCCTGTTTATACTTGTGAATTAGATCCGAGAATAAATAATCCAGTTATGTATCCTTTAGAAGATGTCTGCAACTCAACAAAGTGTGCATATCTAAACAATACAGTAGCTTATGCAATAGCTTTTGCCTTGCATAATAAAGTAGGACAATTAGATCTATTTGGTATTGATTTTTCTTACAAAGAAAACATGCACTTTGCAGAAGCTGGTAGAGCTTGTGTTGAGTTTTGGATTAGCAAGTGTATGGCAGCTGACATACTAATAGGTATCAGCGGAAGATCTACAGTATTAGATTCAAACGTGCCAGCAAATGAAAAGCTGTATGGTTTTCATAGATTAGATAAACCATTAGTTGCGATACCGCATGAGGGTAAATTTATTATTGGGCCATACGATGAAATTAATGATCAACTGGAAGAACATGGTTTAAAAATAAATGAAGACGTAGCTCCACCAGAGCCATACAAAGGATGAGTGTAAAAAGCGATTTTGCGTTGGGCAGTGTGGGTGTAACAACTACTGAAAACAAAGGACATGATCCAGAGTTTTGGGCGGCCCAGGCAACAAAAAAAATATGCGACTATTCTGAGTCTGCACCAGAGCATATCAAACAGCAGGCTTTGGCTTTTCAAAATCAAGTTTATACTGTAATCTTACATAGTATGAAAAATGCAATAAAGTCGCATAATACGACTTATGCAAATTTATTAGAAAAACAAGGCCACAGCGACATGGCTAAAATATTAAAGGAGCTATAATGGCAATAACATCGGCAATATGTACAAGTTTTAAACAAGAGCTTTTAGTGGGCACTCACAACTTTACAGCATCAAGCGGCAACTCTTTTAAGTTAGCTTTGTATACCAGCTCGGCTACACTAGGAGCTGGCACAACTGCATTTACAACAACTGGACAGGCCAGTGGTACTAACTATAGTTCTGGAGGATCAGCATTAACAAATGTAACACCAGTAGCTTCTGGTACAACTGCTATTTGTGATTTTGCAGATTTAACTTTTAGTAACGCAACCGTAACAGCAAGAGGATGTCTTATTTATAATGACACAAATTCTGATAAAGCTGTTGCAGCTATAGATTTTGGCGGCGACAAAACATCTACAGCTGGAGATTTTACGATTGTTTTCCCAAGTGCTACAGCAACTGGTGCAATTATAAGATTAGCTTAATAGTAGCAATGTTTACATTAAATTATGCCGCTATCAAAAATAAATTTTAAGCCTGGAATAAATAAGGAAGAAACCGATTACGCAAACGAAGGTGGTTGGGTTGACGGCGATAAAATTAGATTTAGAAAAGGCCGCGTAGAAAAAATAGGTGGCTGGGAAAAATTATCTACAGGCACTATTGTTGGATCTCCCAGGGGATTACATGCTTGGATTTCTTTAGGAGGTAGCAAATACCTTGGACTGGGAACTACAAATAAATATTATATCGAAGAGGGTAATGCTTATAACGACATTACACCAATAAGAAAAACTACTACAAACGCAGCAACTTTTGCTGCTACAAATGGGTCTTCTACACTTACAGTTACAGATACTGGTCATGGTGCAGTAAATGGTGATTTTGTAACTTTTTCAAGTGCTGTTAGTTTAGGAGGTAATGTTACAGCAACAGTCCTTAACCAAGAGTATCAAATAGTAACAGTTCTCAACGCTAATAGTTATACGATGGAAGCAAAAAATACTTCTGGAGTAACCGTAACAGCAAATGCAAGTGACTCTAGTAATGGTGGATCTGCAACAGATGCAGTCTATCTAATTAATTCTGGGTTAGATTTTTATGTTGAATCAACTGGTTGGGGTGTGGGTCCCTGGAACACTGGTGCTTGGGGGTCCTCAACTGCAATTTCAGCTACAAACCAATTGCGTTTATGGACGCACGACAATTATGGAGAGGATCTTATTATTAATCCAAGAGGAGGCGGAATATACAGATGGGTTGAAAACAATGGTCTTGAAACGAGGGCAGTTGAATTAGCTACTACAAGTGGAGCTAATTTAGTGCCAACACTAGGATTGCAAACTATAACATCTGAGACTGATAGGCATTTGATTGTATTAGGTGCCGATCCGTTAAACGATGCAGGAACAGCAAGAACAGGAACTTTAGATCCAATGCTTGTTGCATTTAGTGATCAAGAAAACCCATTAGAGTTTGAGCCACTGTCAACAAATACAGCTGGATCTTTACGATTATCTTCTGGTTCATCTATTGTTGGTGGAGTAAAGGCCAGGCAAGAAGTTTTAATATGGACAGATACATCTTTGTATTCAATGAATTTTATTGGCCCTCCATTAACTTTTGCAGTAAATTTAATTAATGAGGGATCTGGTCTTATTGGTCCCAAGGCTTTTTGTAATTCACCAAAAGGTGTTTACTACATGTCAAAAAGTGGATTTTACTTTTATAACGGATCGGTTCAACAAATACCTTGCAGTGTGCAAGATTATGTTTTTTCAGATCTCAATGAGTCGCAAGCCTATAAATGTTTTGCTGGCCTTAATGAAGAGTTTTCAGAAGTATGGTTTTTTTATCCATCTTTAACAGATAACACAGAAGAAATATCTAGGTATGCAATCTACAACTATGAAGAAGGATCTTGGAGTATAGGATCTTTAGAAAGGTATAGTTGGCTTGCAGCTGGTGTGTTAGACAGGCCTTTGGCTGCTGGAGAGTCAGATTCTACGAAATATATCTATGAGCATGAAAAAGGATTTAATAACGATGCAAGCGCTATGGATGGTGTTTTTGTTGAATCTGCTGACATTGACATAGCAGATGGCGATAACTTTGTTTTCTTAAAAAGAATTTTACCAGATATTTTATTTATTAATGATATAGGCACAAGCCAAGATCCTGCTATTAATGTAGTGGTTAAAAGAAGAGACTTTAGCAACCAAACCCTATCTACAGATTCAACCACGCAAATAACGCCAAATTCTACTTATGGTTCTTTAAGATCTCGAACCAGGCAGTTTGTCTTACGTTTTGAATCAGACGATGATAATACCGAAAACGATAAGAAAAATTACAAGTGGAGGCTTGGTAGTACAAGAGTAGAAATTCAACCATCTGGGCGTAGATAATGAGTAAATTACTTCCTACTCAGTTGCCGCTCGCTGTAGGCGAAAATGTTACAGCTGATACTTTTAATCGTTTAATAAGAATTTTAGAAATTAACCTAGGATCGGTAGATCCAGATACGATAAAATCTTTTAACTCCACAGACCTTAGCGAATTGCAATTTGCTACAGGAGCCATTATATTTAACACAACGACAGAGGTTCACCAAGCCTTTGATGGTACAGAGTTTAGAAACCTGTATGAACATCAAACTTACTTGACTGGACTCTCTGCAACAACAAGTATAGGAGCAGTAACTGTAAGTACACCATGATAAGCGAACAACTACAAAATAGAATCAATATGCTGACTGGCGACATGGCATCACAAGCAAACAAAGGAGCCATTTCAAACAGAGAAATGGATATGTTTATGAAAACAATGCCGTCACCTGCGGTAGAGGCACCAACAAATCCAAGAGATTTAATTCAAAATTTACCTGCTCCAGCAATGCCGACAGCTAAGGATCCGCGAGATTTAATACAAAATTTGCCTTTTAAAAGTGCAACCTCTGACAGAGAAATGGAGCTGTTTAATCAAACACAAAACACATCTGAACAAGAAATAGATATGATGGTCGATGATGTGTCTAAGGACATGAACGACGAGGAAAAACAAATACTTGAATCTATGCTTGAGCGCGGTCTTGCAATACAAGAGTCACCACTTGCAGCTGAGGTTGCACAATTAAAACAATACGGTGAAGGCGGAGATACAGAATTAGCGCATTTAAGACCTGGAGAAATGGTTATACCGCCAGAGTTTTTAGAAGATGCACAGTTTGAATCAGCATTAGCTAAAAAGTTTGACGAATTTGATATAAACCCAGAACAAGCAATCGTAGGTTCGGGTATAGCAAGCCTTAACCCAGTGACTGGCTTAGAACAATTTTTCTTTAAGAAAATTGGTAAGGCCCTTAAAAAAGTAGCTAAAAAAATAGCACCAATAGCTGGACCACTAGCTAACTTTATACCTGGTGTTGGTCCTGTATTAGCTGGAGCAATCGGAGCTGCAACCAATGTAGCAGCAGGCAAAGGATTAAAAGGCGCAGTATCTGGAGCACTCGGTGGTTATGGTGCTGGTAAATTAATGAGCGGCGTTGGCAGTCTAGGTACAGTCGGCGGTAAAACAGTGGGAGCTGGTAATTTTAGTAGCCTTGGTGGACTAGATAAATTTAGAGCTTTAGGTAGTGGTTTAAAATCTGGCAACTTAGCAAGTACATTCTTTAATCCAGCTACTGGTGATAAAGGTATATTTGGTGGCAGTATTGGTCCATCAATAAGAAGCGGTTTAGGTAGCTTAACTGGTTTCGGTCAACCACAAGCTCCAGCTATAACAGAAGCAGAGTTTGCACAATTATCACCAGAGCAACAACAAGCCTATCTGGCGCAACAACAATCTGGCGGATTCTTGGGTGGTAAAACACCTTTGCAATTTGCAAGTTCTAAATTATTACCACAAGGCTTAGAAAACATGTTAGGAACTGGTCCACAAGGCGGTGGTATTTTTAGCGGAGGTCAAAACCAACAAAGTGGCGGTCTATTCGGCGGAGGTTTCGGTGACGCACTTAAGATGGGCGGCATAGGAGCTTTAGCTGCTGGTTTGGGTAAGCTGGCCTATGAAGATGCTAAAAAACAAACAGGCGTTCCTCTGACTCCACTTACTACTATGAGTCCTACAGGCAGATATAACATAGAAGCTGAAATATCCAGAAGAATGGGACAACAAGCTCCGAATCCAGTTGAGTTTGGTTTATTACCCGAAGGGACATTACCAGAGTTATCTGGTGGCAAACCAAGAGAAATGATGTACGGCGGAGCTGTAGAAGATCTTACAGGCGGTATGGCTAGAGGTATGATGTACGGCGGCCCTGTAATGGCTTATGCCGAAGGCGGAGCAGTACAAATGCAAGAAGGTGGAGAAATGGATCCGAGCATGTTTCCTAGAATGGACGGTGATATAAACGGTCCAGGCACAGAAACCAGTGACGATATACCAGCTATGTTAAGCGATGGTGAATTTGTTATGACAGGACAAGCTGTAAGAGGCGCAGGAACTTATGAAATGAAGTCTGAGCCTGGTGGCATTATCAGCCTGGTTCCGTCTTTAGAAGAGAACAGAGAGCGTGGTATGGATCTTATGTATCAAATGATGGATACTTTCGCCTCACAAGCTAAGGTTAATTAATATGGGATTATTTTCTAATGTTTTAAACAGAGTAAAAAGTGGCTTACCACAAGCTATTGAAGATAGACGTGGTCCAGGCTCTGGCATAGGTTCTTTAATGGCAAAGCCAGATCTTGAGCCAAGAGGCGGCGGTTTTTTAAAAAGAGCAGCTCGTAATGTAAATCAACAATTAAGGCCACAACCACAACAAAATCCAATGCTTCCTATTATGCCGCCATCGATACCTGGATCAGCGGCACCTACTCCTAGTATTGACATTAGAGAATATTTAGACCAACAAAAAGAAGCAGAAAGAGCTGCGTTAATTGCAAAAAATTTAGCAAGTTTTCAAGATCGTATAGGCGAAATACCAAGAACAGCAACAGGCGATATTGATGCTGGCAAAATGACACAAATGTCAACAGATTATTCTGAGGCTCAAAGAGCAGCACAAAATCAAACTCAATCTAGTAGATTTGCACCACTCACAGAATATTATTATAAAGACGAAAATGGAGCCACGGTGCGTGTTAGAGCCACCGATCCTAACGAAGCATATTCACGGCTGCCAGAATCAGTAAAACAATCGGGAAACTTTGGTACAAGCGCGAAAGACCTTGCTGAAAAAACAGGATTAAACTTGCTGCCATTTCAAACTAAAGATGAAATGGTATCTGGTGGTTTGCAAAACATAATACCTCCTAAACGTATATCTGATCAAATTCCTATTGATGATAGACCAATTCCACGTCCATCAATCGGTGGTATAAAAAATCCAGACGGTACAATAAGAGGTATGCCACCTCCACCTTTACCACCACAAGACTTTGGCTTTGGTCCAGGAATTAGACCAACAGAAATGATTGGGCCAGATGGTCAATTTATTGGTTCGGGAGGTGTAACTCCGCCTACTCCAGATCCAAGACCAATGATTGATGAACTTCCTCCTGAAAGAATAGCAGAGATAATAGATCCAATTCCAGTTACAGATCCAGTAGTAGATGCTGTTACACCACCAGCGCCATTGACACCACCAGCGCCAGTAACGCCACCTGCATCTACAACCGTTGCAGCTAATCAACCACCAGTTACAGATCCTGCTCCAGTAGTAGAGCCGAGTCCTA